ACTTTGGACTATCTCTGAGATATCTTTACCTTTAGTAGCAAGTAAAACTAGTTATACTATTGGACCTACAGGTACAGGGTCAGACCTAGTGTCTCCTAAACCATTAAAGGTTATTCAATCTTACTTGCGTAACACTCAAGTAACTCCTAATGTAGATATTCCTATGCAAGTTATCTCTAGACAAGAGTATAACACTTTAGGAAGTAAGTTTTCTACAGGTACTACCAATTCAATATTCTATACACCTAATGTATCTAGTGGTGTGGTTAGTGTTTATCTAACTCCAGATTCAAATACCGTAACTAACTATGTATTATATATGACCGTACAACGTTCTTTAATGGACATGGTTAAACCTACTGACAACTTTGACTTCCCTGCTGAATGGTTCTTAGCTTTGAAGTGGGCATTGATGGCTGAGATGGCAAGTGACTATGACAAGAGTTTACAAGACCGTGGTTACTATGACGTTAAAGCTATTCTCCTTAGAAAAGAATTAGAAGACTTTGATGTTGAGGATGTTTCTGTTAGATTTGTTCCAGATTTAAGGATGCAAACTGGAGGCTTCCGTTAATGCCAAAAGCAGACCTACCTTTAGTTTACCCACTAAATTTTAGAACTAATGATACATCTAAAGATAGTAAGATGGTTAATTGCTATAAAGAAACTGTAGCTGGTAAAGCTGAACTTGTTAAGAGACCTGGTAAAACTCAATTTACTATTACTCCTGCACTTACTTCTAAAGGACAAGGACTATGGGAATATAATGGTTCTTTATTTGCTGTAGCCAATGGGTCTTTATATAATATATCTACAGGTGCTGCTGTATTAGTTAGTGCTGGATTGTCTACTAGTAATAATATGAGTTGGATTAATACTTTAGCTACATCTAGTCCTCATCCTTATATGGTAATGCATGATAATGTCAATGGATATTATTTAGATGCAGTAGGTAATTTTGTAAGAATAGCTGGACAAATAGGTTTAGTTGTGTTACAATCTCCAGGTGCTGGTTATGCTAATACAGGTACTTTTACTGTAACAGGAACTACAGGTAGTGGAGCTGGTGGTACTTATACAGCTGTCAATGGATTGGTAACTGTATTAAACTTAACTACTAGAGGTATTAATTATACTGGTACTTTAAATGTAGTATTTGATACTAGTGTATCTACATATACAGGTTCTATAGCTTCAACTACTTTAACTGTTACTGGCGTAACTACAGGTAATGTAACTTCAGGACAAACAATTACTGGTACTGGTATTACTGCAGGTACTACAGTTGTAAGTCAGCTTACTTCTACTGAAGCTACAGTTGTTACTCAAGCTATTGTAGTTCTTAATACTTCAAATAGTTTTGATGTAGCTAGTTCTTCTGGTATACTTGTTGGTCAAGTAGTTAGTGGTACAGGAGTACCTGATGGTTCTTTTGTAACAGCTATATCAGGAAATAGTATTACTATTAATAATTCATTTACTGTGGCAGCTAGTGGAAACTATTTATTTAAAACTCCAAACCTTAAAGGTACTTATGTAGTTAGTGTATCTCAAACGGTTTCAAGTACAACTATATCATCATCTGTAACAACACCAGCTGTAGCATCTGCAGCTAATAATGCTTTTCCTTCTAATCCAGTTGATGGGTTAGTTTACTTAGATGGTTATGTATTTGCAATGGACGAGAAAGCAGCTATATGGCAAAGTGATGCTGAAGACCCAACATCATGGAATCCTCTTAATTATATTACAGCAGTTGGTGACCCTGATAAGGGTGTAGGTATCGCTAAACATTTAAATTACTTAGTAGCCTTTAAACAATGGACTACTGAGTTTTTGTATGATGCTGCAAATGCAACTGGTAGTGTACTTGCTATTAACTCTACTGCTCGAATTGAAGTTGGATGTGCTACTGGTAATTCAATACAACAGTTTGAAGAGACAGTTGTATGGATGGCTACTACTAAAGAAGGTGGTAGAACCATAGCTTTACTTTCAGGTCTTACAGAACAAATTATATCTAATGCAGCTGTAGAAAGATTTTTAATAGCTTCTGATTTATCTAATGTATATAGTTGGTCTTATAAGATACCTGGGCATACTTTCTATGGTTTAGTATTAACAGACCAAGACATTACTTTAGTGTATGACTTGAATGAAAAAGAATGGCATATTTGGACTACTAGTAAGGCATTCATTGGTGGTGGTGAGGGTTACTTCGAATGTACCTTTGTACAAAACTATCCAATTAATAGTAATACCACATATGTTTTAGATGCTGTTACATCTAATGTATATACAATAAGTCCTAAGACTTACTTTGACCCTTTTGGTCCTATATCTGTTAGAGTGGTTACTCCTCGTATAGCTTTTGGTAGTTATGTACAAAAGACTAATAGGGAACTAGTAGTTATTGGTGATGCAGTTGATGATGTTATTAATGTTAGACATACAAATGATGACTATGTTACTTGGTCTAATTATAGACAAGTTGACTTAAGTTTACAAAAGCCTTGTCTTTATAATTTAGGTAGTTTTAGACGTAGAGCCTATGAATTGTTTTATACTGGAAACTTTCCTTTAAGACTTCAATTTGCTGAGATTCATTTGTCTGGTCAACTTCCTGGAGAAGAAACTTGAAGCTAGCTAAAGTAGATGTACAGAAGTATGATTTAACAACTGAAGAAGGTAATACATCTTTAACTAAAGCAGTATTAGCTTATGACCAAGCAGAGTGTCCTGTAATACATAGGTTTGGTCCTGGACTTTACATTAGAGAAATATTTATACCTAAAGGTACTTTTGCTATAGGTCATGTACATAAGTTTGAACATTTAAATATTTTTTTAAAAGGTAAGGTTCAGATAGTTCATGAAGATGGCTCTAGGAGTATCTTAGAGGCTCCTGCAATGTTTGTTAGTCAACCTGGACGTAAGGTTGGACTTATGTTAGAAGATGTTTTATGGCAAAACATTTATGCAACTACAGAAACTGATATTGAGAAGTTAGAAGAGATGTTCTTTGATAAGCCAGACTACTTTAAAGAAATGTTAGCTCTTAAACTTAAAGAAGACTTTTTAAAGCATGAAGAAGATAGACAAGACTATAAGGACCTACTTGTAGAAATAGGTTATACTGAAGAAGAAGTAAAAGCACAAGCTTCTATTACTACTGATAGAACTTTCTTTCCTGATGCCTCTGGTGTTGTTATAGGTAATTCTCCTATAGAAGGTAAAGGTTTATTTGCTTCAGGGTCTTTTAAAGAAGGTTCTATTATAGCTCCAGGAAGACTTAATGGTAAAAGAACTCCAGCTGGTTATATAACTAATCATGCTAAAGTTCCTAATGCTAAAGTAGTTACTAATGATAAGGGTGATATATATCTTGTAGCTTTAAAAGATATATCAGGAATGAGTGGTGGTCAATTAGGTGAAGAGATTACCTTAGACTATAGACAGGTACTAAGTATTAATCTACATTTGAAAAGGAAAGAATAATGTCTTCAATGATTGCTGCTGTTGTTGCAGGAGAGGCTATTACAGGTGCAGCTGTATTGGGAGCTGTAACTACTATGGGAGCTGTTGGTGGTGCTGTTATGACAGGTAATACCCTTTTAGGTAATCCATTAGGTTTAGGAGGAAGTACACCAGGAACTACAGGTGGTGGTGGTCAAGCTGGTAATACAGCTGGCGGTGCTATTTACGACCCCTTTGCTCCTAATAGACAACTGTATACTAATCAACTTAATACTACGATGGCTAATCCAACTGCAGGTCAAGGTGATGCTGCATTCATGGCACAGCAACAAGCTGCTAACCAAGCCACTCAAAGAGGTCAACAAGCTGCTGGAACATCCATGAGTGGTGGTGGTCAACTTGCTATGCAACAACAAAACTTTGCTGGGTACAATCAATATAGACAACAACAGATTGGTAACTTATCTGCTTTATCAGGTGCAGCATCTCCAATGCAAAATGTTACAGGTCAAAATCAATTGAATCAAGCTGGAGCTAATACAGCTCAAACTCAACTAGGACAAGCCTTTGGTTCTCTTAGTAAAATGGGTACAACTCTTGGTGGTATATTCCCCACTTCTGGCGGTGGAGGAGCAGTTCCTGGATACACTGGTTATAATAGTTCTGGTGCTTATACAGGTGGTGGTATGGCTCCTGTAGATACTAGTGGTAGTGCAGGTAATAATCCATTTGGTTATCAAGCTGACCCTAACATGGGTGGCGGTGTTATAGCCCCTATTTACTAATCGGAGATTTATATGGGATTTTTTGAAGGGTATTACGGAGCTAGAGAAACTATTGATGCAGACACAGCTAGAGAGTCTGCTACTAAGCAAGCTAAGGGTGTTGCTGACATTTTACAAAAAGAACTAGATGCTAGTAAACAACCTGCACCACAACAAGGTCCAGCTGGTATGAAGCCAGATGTTAAACCTACAGAAACTAAAGCTCCACCTGTTCCTGGAGGAACTGACTTTTGGAAAGGTACACCTACTAAAGAAGCAGCTAAAACTGATGAGGTTAAACC